GCCCTGTCCACACCCAAATTTAAGGGACACCATTATTTACATTATGGGTGCGCGTATTTGCAATGCTAATACCAATCCGTACGGGATAGAACTATCCTCTGATAGCAATCCCGCCTGACAGGCGCCATGGTAACAGCGCTTCTGTCGTGCCGGCGCAAGGCACTCACCAACAACGGTGCTTTAGCATCCCACACATCCTCTGGCCACATAGACAGCTCCTGAAGAGCATTCTCAATGTCGGAGATGATGGTGGAATGATAAAACATAGGATTCTTGCACCAATAAAAGGTCTGCATGAAGGAGTTCATAGCCAGTGGACAAAGCCACTGCCTAATGCCGTCCTCCCAGCGAAAACCACGCTTGAGGAAGGTGCACTCACTCAAGCTCTGATATGGCTTATCCGTCGCCTCCTTCGAGCCGGCAGTATAGACCATACCAAGTTCAGCCAGGCACTCCTGCACCGAAATGAGGTTGTACACCCCTACAGTGTCAGCGTCCACATTGCAGATGTTGTCATCACCGAAGGTGTTGGCAAAGCAATGCTCCCAAAAACCGGTTGCGTCACCCGTGAGCTTAATATAAGCATACACGAGCAGCAACAAAGAAAACAGGGAATTGATGAGAGTTGTCAAAGGGTTGCCACTAGGCAAACACTTATTCCACTGATAGATGTACGTTTGATCTGTACCGTCGCCGCCAATATGGCGCGAATGCACAAGATCCTCAAACAGCACATCACGTATCCGTCTCTCCTCATCAGTTCCACCAAACCAATCATTGATCCAGTCACGAATGACATACAACAAACCAGGTTGCTGTGTCGAATCAAAACGTTTGAAGTCACCGTCGAAGACGGCATCACCAAACGTCGATAGACGCGTCGCAAGCAAGGTCCAGTCCTGATATGTACACATACCAGGGGCGAGGCCAGTGACAACAGAATTCGAAAACATGGCAGACAGTATGTTCCCATAATACATACGCACTGCAACAGTGTAATGTAATGGGCTGGATGATATGAGGCGCGCCATACCGGCGTTGTACTTCTCAGGTGAGCGACGCTCATCCTTGAGAAAGTCATTGTAGATCACAGCGGACCTCACGCCATCAGCGGCGTCAGCAACTAAACTGTCGACATCCTTACGCAACGCGTCACAAGCAGGGGTATTCAAATTATAATCGACATCACTGCCGAAAAATGCCTTCTTACCCGACTGCTTCTGCAGAAGATAAGGGTAGCCTGCTGAGCTCGATCGGTTTATAGCCTTAAGCTTCAAAACCGGGTCGCCTATGACCGCCTCCTCAAACGTCAAAACGCGCCGGTCCACATTAGCTGTCTCTTTAAGAAACAACTTACCGGCAACATGCATCGCCTGAACCCACAAAGGGTCATGCGGATCAACGACGCGCACATCAGACTTGTTCGCCTCATAGGCTCGCTTCATAGGATACACCTTCTCACCATTCTCCATATAAGGGGAAAGGCGAATGGGGATGTCCACAGGAGGATCAATGCACCCAACCAAGGCGGAGGGTTTGATAGACGTCTTAGGGTTCATATTAGAGCCCTTGTCGACTTTACCAATAACGAGAAAGCTTCCAGAGTTCAAATCCGTTGGCTTCTCGTGTTCAAGCAATGGGCGTATCTCACGCCCACACTGCTTCTCCGCAGTGACCAATTTGTCACGTATAGAGCCCATAACCTTAACAGCTTCAAGGTACATCTCTTGCGTAACAATTGCTGAATAGCCGAGGGCACTGCCGTCTCCGGCAATGTGGAACCCTATCAAGGTCTTACCCAGCGTATTACTGGTTGTTACCGTCAGAGGGGCACCACAATCACCTTCCGCAGTGGGAACCGTATACTCCCACACACGCTGCACCGTCTCCTTACCAGAAAGTAACTGGTCAAGGTAGACTGGCCTGTGTGCGATGTACACTATGCGCCCATTGCGCTTACTGATCTTGCCATCGACATCAACCTTCGCCACATCCAAACGTACTGCCTTAGGGGCGGCACGAAGGACGCGTATTTGCTCCTCCTTGATCATATGATGGTCAATCGAGCGATGTGCCTTCATGGCCAGCCGCGCAAAATCAATGAAACACACATCATGTGTCACAATAGAATGGCGCGGCATATCCAGAAGACCACCAACTGTAAGACCACCATAACTTCCATATTCAAGCTCAGCATTGCTGCCGTTACGCATTCGCAAACGCAAATGCCTGGGCTGCTTGGATAGGAAATCGTAAAAATGGTGCGGCATCATTGCCACGCTCTGGTTGACAAACGTAACCTGGCCAATAATGACAGGTTGCACCATCTCAACGCCATCCTCAGCGGTGTACTGCTTGTACAACCACATCTTATAAGAGTTGGCGTAAATGGTGTCATGCACCGCAGAATCATCGTGGTGCGGAGTAGCGTCACCAAGAGCCTGAAAACGCACATTGGTGCCCGCAAGCAATGCCGGGCGGAATTAAGCGGTTTATTGGACTGCTCCTTTACCTCTATAGGGGCGTCAATCTGTCCTGTCAAAACCTCCTTTTTCTTAAAAAGGTTGCGAAAGAAGGTCCATAAGCCCATACATGCCCCCATTAGGCCAGCCATGGCAATAGTCCCGACTGCTGCAGCAACAAAATACCATTTATTGCTATTCAGAAAGTCGAGAAAGTTGTCGACATGCGACCAAAAGTCCAGCCGGAACTGCGTGTATTCCCTGCGGATCTCGAGCTGGACAGGAGTGGGCTCGACAACGGTGACGTCTTCACGCACAAGTTGCCGGGGCGGTACTGATCCAGCCCAGTACTCCTCACCATTAATGAGGATAGTTCGGGGCTCATCATGAAAAACACCGTGACGGTGCCAATCCTGCCGCTCAGCGACATCATAAAGTCATCGCGCGTCACATTATGCGAGCGCAAAGCCGCACCATTCTGGTTGCGTATCTCCCGCACCAGCCGC